TACTACTATCTCCAACTGGCAGTGGCAAGAGTTTTATTATATACAATTTAATGCGATATGTCAAGGAAAAAAAGAACGTTAAGAAAACTTTAATCATCGTACCTACCACATCATTGGTGGAGCAGATGTATAAAGACTTCGAAGACTATGGATATGATGTAGAGACTAACTGTCACAGGATATATTCTGGTAAGGACAAGACAACGGATTGCCCTATCATTATATCTACATGGCAATCTATCTACAAGTTTGGCACGGACTTCTTTGAACAGTTCGAAGCAATATTCGGAGATGAGGTACATCTGTTTAAGGCAAAGTCGTTATCTACTATGATGGATAAGTGTGTCAATGCCAGATATAGGTATGGCACAACAGGTACACTGGACGGTACCGAAACGAATAAACTAGTACTCGAAGGTTTATTCGGTAAGGTAAACACGGTGACTACCACCGCACAATTGCAGAAAGATAAACAACTTGCAGAACTGGACATATCTGTTTTGTTATTGCGTTATCATAATGACGTGTGTCACATGATGAACGGTAGAACTTACCAAGAAGAAATTGACTACATTGTAACAAACGAGGCACGTAATAGGTTCATTACTAAGTTGACGGTTGACCTTAAAGGCAACACACTTGTGATGTTTCAGTTCGTGGAAAAGCACGGTAAGGTGTTGGTTGAACTTATCAGAGATGCGGTAGAAGAAGGACGTAAGGTCTTTTATGTTTCTGGTGAAGTCGATGCATCTGATCGAGAGAAAATACGTGGAATAGTGGAGAAAGAAAATGATGCAATTATTGTCGCTTCTCTGGGGACTTTTAGCACTGGGATCAATATTAGGAATCTTCATAATATTGTGTTTGGCACTCCTTCAAAATCTCAAGTCAAAGTACTTCAGTCAATCGGACGAGGACTCAGACAATCAGACAACGGACAAGTAACTAAGTTATATGATATCGCAGACGATTTTCATACTAAAGGATACAAGAACTTTACTCTTAAACATAGTGCCGAAAGGATTAAGATATATACTAAGGAAGGGTTTAGATATAAGGTCTATCCTATAGATTTAAAAGGGACACAACTCCCAAAGGAAAATGATAATGACGTATGATATTAAAAAAATTAAACAATTAAAGTTGGTCTCTGGTGAAGAAATTATATGTGAAATTATTGAAGAGACGGATGATGATTTAATCGTTCGTGCACCTCTTGCAATTCAATTTCATACTAATGATGATTCGACACGCATGTGGACATTCCGTTTGTTCATGTGTTACCAAGACGATCCCGAAAGATTTGTTTTAGTTAAAATTGATAAGATCATGGGTATCGCAAATCCTATACATGAGTTGGTCAGACAGTATCTAAGAGGTGTTGATGAAATGTATATGTTTGATGATGAAGAGGACTTGACACCCGACACCAAAGAAGATCCATGGGCACAGTGGGAAGAAAAAGTGAGTGGTGATAGTGATGGAAAAAGCAACGTTTTAAAGTTTCCGACAGTACATTAATTATGTATTCACTGGGTGGCAAACATTAAGTTTATTATAGCACAGATTTTTCAATCTGTCAAGCGATATTTTAATTATTTTTATGAAGAAAGAAAAGATACTACAAGTAGTCAATTTAGCACCAAGTGAGTCTTGGATAGAGAAGTTGACTGAAATCCACCCTATGCGTCAAATCGCATATGCTACTATAGTACAAGCAGTCGTATTCTTTGGTATGTTGGGAGCATTTAAATTGATAGGTTCTGTTGTATGAAAGTAGGATTCACATGTTCGGCATTTGATCTGTTACACGCAGGTCATATATCAATGCTTAGAGAAGCAAAGGATCAGTGTGACTACCTTATATGTGGTCTACAGGTAGATCCAAGTATAGACCGACCTAACAAAAACAAACCCATTCAAACAATCTTCGAACGATACTCTCAGTTGAATGCTGTGAAGTATGTTGACGAAATCATTCCCTACGTTACAGAGCAAGATCTGGAAGACATCTTATCCGCACTACAACTTGATGTGCGTATCATAGGTGCCGAATATAAGTCGGGTACATTCACAGGACGTGCCATATGTGCCAGTCGAGGTATAGAGATATACTTTAATAAGAGGGATCATAGATTTTCTACGTCTGATTTGAGAGAAAGAGTCTGTAATCACTTGACAAGTACAGACTGATTTGGTATAATATATTAAAACAAGGAAACTACAATGAAACCAAAAGATAAACCCCATTACGTAAACAACAAGGAGTTCTCACTTGCAGTGGTCGATTACTGCACTAAGGTTAAGGAATCTAAAGATAAGGGTGAGAAGCATCCTATCGTGCCAGACTACATCGCAACATGTTTCCTTAAAATCTGTGAGGGACTCTCACACAAATCTAACTTTGTAAGATACACTTATAGAGAAGAGATGGTCATGGATGCCGTAGAGAATTGTCTGAAGGCAATTGAGAACTACAACATTGAGACTGCCACTCGATCTGGTAACCCAAATGCATTCGCATACTTTACTCAGATCTCATGGTACGCATTCCTGCGTAGGATCCAGAAGGAGAAGAAGCAACAGGATATCAAGATGAAGTTTATATCCGAAGCAGGTATTGAACACTTCATTGATAATACTATACCTAACTCTCCAGATCAAGGACAGGAAGTGAACCAACACTATGTCGAACTATTACGTAGTCGTATTGATACCGTAAAAGAAGCAGACAAACAGTTCAAGGAATACGCACAAGAAGAGAAGAAGCAACGCAAGAGACGTGCAGTCAACGTTGACTCAGATCTTAGTGACCATATGGTATAACGCTTGACAAGGTGCATCTATTGTGTTACAATGGGTGTACTAAATGAAAATAGGTAATTTATTATGAGTATGGATTATAACAATCCACAACTGGATAAACCGTACATACAACTAATCTGTCATCCCTACGAGCACGAAACATCCGTGAACACACGTATCACTATAGATGTGTTGCAGAAGGATCTGACACGTGATGATATGTTGCGAGTATTCGAAGAGTTTATGAAAGCAATGGGGTATAACTTTAGTTCGAAAGAATCCCTATGTATTGAGGCATATGACTAAATGAAAATAGCGATACTAAATGACACCCACTGTGGTGCTCGAAATTCATCTGACATCTTTATGGGGTACCAAGAACGTTTCTATTCAGAAGTGTTTTTTCCGTATCTGTTAAAGCATGATATCAAGCAGATCATCCATCTGGGTGACTACTATGATAACCGCAAGACCGTAAACTTCAAAGCACTATCACACAACCGTAAGATCTTCCTTGAGAAGTTACGTGAGTATGGTATTACTATGGATATCATTCTGGGTAACCATGACGTTTACTATAAGAACACCAACGAACTGAATGCTCTGAAAGAACTACAGGGTCACTATATGAACGAAGTGAATCTCATTATGGAACCCACTGACATGGACTATGATGGATTCAAGATGGCACTCGTGCCGTGGATCAATCCAGAGAACGAAAAGCAGACTCTTGACTTCCTTGAGAATACTTCCTCGCAATGGGTAGGTGCTCATTTNGAACTCGCAGGGTTTGAGATGGCACGTGGACAAATCTGTAAGGAGGGTATGGACGCAAGTGTGTTTAACAGGTTCGAGTCTGTATTGTCTGGACACTTTCATGCTAAGTCATCACAGGGTAACATTCATTATCTGGGTGCTCAGTATGAGTTCTTCTGGAGTGATTGTGATGATCCTAAACACTTCCATGTACTTGATACCAAAACAAGAGAGTTAGAATCAATACACAATCCTATTACTATCTACGAGAAGATCTATTATGATTCACGTAGACCACCTAAGAAGTTTAAAGATCTGCGATACCTTGACGAGAAGTTTGTAAAGATCATTGTGGTAAACAAGGGTGACGTACTGGACTTCGAAAAGTTTGTAGGTCGTGTACAGGATCAGAAGATCCACGAACTAAAGATTGCCGAAGACTTCAAAGACTTCCTTGGTGAGAATGTGAGTGACAACCTACAGGTTGACGATACTGCCACACTTGTAAACGAATATGTTGACGCAGTAAGCACAGACCTCGATAAAGACCGAATCAAGTTAGAGATATCTACACTCATGACCGAAGCACAGAATATGGAAATTATGTAATGGACTTGACAAATACTAATTATTGTAGTATAATACACATATGATAAAATTTCAGAAACTTAGATACAAAAACTTTCTATCGTCTGGTAATGCATTTACCAACATAGATTTTGACGCATCTCCAACCACTCTGGTTGTAGGTCAAAACGGTGCAGGTAAGTCCACTATGTTGGACGCACTGTCGTTTGCTCTATTTGGCAAACCACACCGTAAGATCTCTAAACCACAGTTGGTCAATACAATCAATGCCAAAGGCACAGAAGTAGAAGTAGAGTTTGCTATTGGTAAGCAAGAGTATAAGATTGTACGTGGGATTAAACCTAACAAGTTTGAGATATGGGTTGGTGGCAACATGATGAACCAAGCATCCCATGCCAAAGAGTATCAGCAGATGCTTGAGAAGAACATACTCAAGTTGACTCACAAGTCGTTTCACCAGATTGTTGTTTTGGGATCAAGTTCATTCGTTCCTTTCATGCAGTTATCTGGGGGTGCAAGACGTGAGGTGATCGAGGATCTACTCGACATCAATATATTCTCTAAGATGAACGGCATCCTAAAGGAAAAGATGTCAATACTCAAGGGTGATATGCAATCCAATACTCACAAGATAGAACTGGTCAAGACTAAGATTAACTCACAGAAGAAGTATCTTCGTGATTTGTCTGCCGTCAATGCAACATACCGTAAGGACAAAGAGACAGAGATAGAAGTACTACAGGCAGAGGTGGAGACTCTACAAGCACGTAATACAAAACTANCTGANGANATNACNTCCAAAGAACCACCATTGACTAAACAGATTACAGATCTAAGTAAGAAGTCAAAGGATCTAAACGAATACCTATCTACCTTTAAAGCACAGGCAAAGGTTGTGGTTAAGGAGGCAAAGTTCTTCGAAGAGAACGAGACGTGTCCGTCATGTGACCAAGATATAGATGAGACTATTCGTAAAGATAAAGTGGCAAAAGCAAAAGCACGTGCCAAAGATCTTAACGATGCTATGTCCAAAGCAAAGGTCAAGAATGATGAGTATGAATCAATACAAGAATCACTGACTGCAATGGCAGAAGCAATACGTAACTGGCAGAACGAGGTTAACAATAACAACACCACTATCACCCGCACATACAAGCAGGTAGATAGAATACGTAAAGAGATTGACGGTCTATCAGATAACACTGGTGATCTTAAACAAGCAAACGATAGTCTCGAAACGTTGTCCAATGAACTGCACACGACACAAGATGCCAAGTACAAACTTAATGAGCAGTACTCATACAATCAAGTGGCAAGTGAGTTGCTACGTGATACTGGTATCAAGACCAAAATTATTAAACAGTACATACCTGTCATCAATCAGTTGACTAACCAGTACTTACAGATATTAGATTTCTTCGTCCACTTTGATCTGGATGAGAGTTTCCAAGAGACTATACGTTCACGTTTCCGTGACAACTTCTCTTATGATTCTTTCTCTGAAGGTGAGAAGCAACGTATCGATTTGTCCCTACTATTTACGTGGAGACAGATTGCTAAGATGAAGAATAGTGTGGCAACCAACTTACTCATACTTGATGAAACTTTTGATTCATCTCTGGATGATGATGGGGTTGACAATCTAATGAAGATCCTGTATAGTTTGGGAGAAGAGACCAACGTGTTTGTTATCTCACACAAAGCAGAATTGGAAGACGCACAGTTCCAACGCAAGTTAGAATTTGTGAAGGAGAAAAACTTCTCCAAATTAAAAGTAGCATAGGGGTTGACATGTCGATTTCTTTGTGTTACAATGACCGTATATTAACTAAAACTAGAGAGATTTATTATGGAATTATCTGATCGTACTCTTGGAGTACTAAAAAACTTTGCAAACATTAATAGTAATATTGTGTTCCGTGAAGGCAACGAACTGAAGACCATCTCAATGGCAAAGAACATCCTTGCGAAAGCATCACTGGATGAGTCTATACCCAATGAGTTTGGTATTTATGACTTACATGAATTTTTGAACATCATGGGATTGGTAGACAACCCATCTCTGAAGTTCGAAGACAAGCACGTGGTGATCTCTGATTCCACGGGTTTACGTGGTAATAAGTACTTCTTCTCTGACATCGATATGTTATCGTCCCCTACAAAGGATGTTATCATGCCAGAACCAGAAGTGCAGTTTACCTTAGATACGGATACACTAAGTAGATTGAAACGTGCAAGTGCAGTCCTTGGTCATGATCTTATTTCGATTACCCCAAACGGTAAGAGTGGTGGATCTGTCAAGTTAACTGTAATTGACAAAGACGATGCAACGTCTAATAGTTTCTTCACTTTTGTAGAAGGAGTTTATGATGAAGGAGTTGATTTCAACTTTGTAATAAACGTTAATAACCTAAAGATAGTCAATGAGGACTTCATGGTGGGTGTATCTTCTAAGAGGATCTCACACTTTGCAAGTAAGCAATCGTCTATTGAATATTTTATCGCACTTGAAGCATCAACTTATGGAGAATAACATGTCGAAACAAGAAGCAAAAAAAGAAGCACCACAGGCAGACGAACGTCTGGCAGTGTTGCAAGATCTCGCAAACCGTGTAGCACGTTCTACTGTAGCAGTAATTGATACAGTTGTACAACGTGGTGGGTTCAAGGGAGAAGAATTATCTACTATTGGACAGTTGCGTGACCAATCTATCGAGTGTATTCAACTCGTGGAGCAGTTACAGAACGATACTCAGTAGGTAGGTGATGTAATGAAGCAGTATCTTACTGGTAAATTACATGGGGTTTCCGTAACCCGAACCGAGTTAGATTATGATGGTAGCATTGCTATTGATACTAATCTACTAAAAGCGGCAGGTATAAAAGAGTATGAACATATTTTTGTATACAATGTCACTAACGGTGAACGGTGGGAAACCTATGCCATCCTCGCAACAGAGGGTTCTGGCATCATCTCCGTCAATGGAGCAGGTGCAAGAAAGGCAGAAGTAGGTGATAACCTCATTATTTGTGTATATGAAAGTATACCAGATAACTGGATAGTGACACCTAACCTCGTGTACGTAACAGCAGATAATTCTGTCTGTCGTATTGGTAACACAATACCTGCACAAACACATTGACAAAACGTTTCTTATGGTGTACAATGTATACTGTAAGAAACACTTTTTAATTATGGAGTATCTATGCGAGATGAATTTCTCTGGGTCGAAAAGTATCGTCCCCAAAAAATATCCGAGACTATCCTACCCGATAATCTCAAGAACACATTTCAAGCAGTAGTTGACGGTAAAGAGTTACCGAACATGCTACTCTCTGGTACCGCAGGTACTGGTAAAACTACAATCGCACGTGCCATGTGCGAACAACTGGGTCTTGACTATATAGTCATCAACGGTTCTGAAGAGGGTAACATTGATACTCTCCGTGGCAAGATCAAACAGTTTGCTTCGTCCGTCTCCCTCTCTGGCGGTTACAAGGTAGTAATCCTTGACGAAGCAGACTACCTTAATCCTCAATCAACTCAACCCGCACTGCGTGGTTTCATCGAAGAGTTCAGTAAGAACTGTCGGTTTATTCTGACATGTAACTTCAAGAACAAAGTGATCGAACCCCTACACTCTCGTTGTTCTAATTACGAGTTTAACTTCTCTAAGAAAGTTATGGCAGGATTGTGTGGACAGTTTATGACCCGTGCGGATGAGATACTGAAGGGTGAGGGTATTGAGTATAATAAAGATACACTTGCACAGTTGATCATGAAACATGCTCCCGACTGGAGACGTGTACTTAATGAGTTGCAACGTCATTCTATTGGTGGTACATTGAATCTTAGATGTATCATAAGTGATATAAATGATAACTATAGTGCCCTTTTCCGATCATTAAAGAGCAAAGATTTTAAGAAGATGCGTGGATGGGTAGTAGAGAATATGGACATGGAACCCGCATCAATATTTCGTGGCATCTATGATGGCATGTATGAATACGTGGCACCCGCCAGTATTCCCCAACTTGTGTTGATTCTCGCAGACTATCAATACAAAAATGCGTTCGTGGCAGATCACGAACTTAACTTAGTTGCCTGTATGACTGAGATCATGGCAAACGTGGAGATTAAATAATGAGACAGACAGATATGTTTCCATCATCTGCTTTAGAAGAACTGATTAGTAAGGTTGAGCAATGGCACCAAGATCGTAACTTGATAGAGGGTGCTACTGATAAAGATCAAGTATGTAAGTTGATCCAAGAAGTCGGTGAGTTATCTGATAACGTATGTAAAGAACGTGACGTGGCAGATGATATCGGTGACATCATGGTGGTGTTAATTAACATTGCAAAACGTAATGGGTTACCTCTAGCACATTGCCTCGCAGTTGCCTATGCTGATATTAAAGATCGTAAAGGAAAAATGGTAGATGGTATTTTCATTAAAGAGGAATAAACCTACCAAATGGGATTTCGCACACATGAGAACGGCAATGAACTATGCCAATCTTTCTCATGCCCAAAGACTCAAGGTTGGTTGTGTCATTGTAAAAGACCATAGGATTATATCTATTGGTTACAATGGACAACCCGCAGGTTGGGACAACAAGTGCGAACATTTTGATGAGAAGAAAAATGATCTGGTAACATATGATACAGTAATTCATGCTGAATCTAATGCAATCACAAAGGTTGCAATGTCCTCAGAATCATGCTATAATGCTACCATATATACTACTACAGCACCCTGTTTAGATTGTGCTAAACTAATCTATCAGAGTGGTATAAGTAAAGTATATTATAAAACTAAACATTTGAGATGCGATGATGGTATCGAATTTCTACAAAAATCTGGTGTTACATTATGTCAACTGTGAAAAAACTATCACCATTCGATTTTCTTAATTCTATTAATATGACTAAGAAAGATCTAATGGAAGATCCAGACACTGAGAAGCAGTACGTGCCATTCGTGGTTAATCGTAGTCTTTCTTACTTCCCCGATACTGTTGCAATCGCAAATGAGATGAACAAGTATCACCACCTTAATGCTAAGTTACAATATCATTTTCTTATAAATATAGTTAGGAAACGAAAACGTTTCTCTAAATGGATTAAATCTGATTTGGAAAATAATATTGAGAAAGTGAAAGAGTATTATGGTTACAGCATGGATAAAGCACGCCAAGTTATGCCACTACTCTCCACTGATCAACTTAACATAATAATTAATAAGGTGGATAAAGGTGGAAGAAAATAATATCGTGGAATGGAATTCGGGGTTGATGCTTGAGGTTACTCTCGCAGAACCAGATGACTTCCTCAAAGTAAAAGAAACATTAACTCGTATTGGTATTGCCAGTAGACGTGACAACAAACTATTTCAGTCTTGTCATATTCTACACAAGCAAGGTCGATACTTCATTGTACACTTCAAAGAACTCTTCATGTTAGACGGTAAGAAGTCTAATCTCGAAGACGGTGATGTACAACGTAGGAACACAATCGCAACACTACTACAAGACTGGGGACTCGTGGAGATCCAGAATAAAGAAGTTGCAAAAGAGTGTGCACCTATGAGGACTATCAAGATCATTGGTTTCAAAGATAAAGATCAATGGGAACTATGTCCTAAATATAATATAGGTAATAAATGAGTCAGTGGATATTTGAAAAGTTAGCACCTTATGCTATTAAGTTTAGAGAATGGTCTAAGAATAAACTCTGGGTAAAGATTCCGTTATGGATCCTTATTGCATGGATGTTAGGTGTCTTTAATCCTTATTGGTGTGTCTATCCTGTTTGTTGGGTTCAGTAAATATGTTTGGTATATTTGATAATAAAGATGAAGAGATATCAGAGAAGAAACCTTTCTTTGGTAAACTCCCCCTTGAGGTAAAAGATGTATATGACTGGAATAATCATATGGATCTACTCAACACTCACCCCGATGACTTGATAGATTCGAATACGAACAAGTTTCGTATCGGATTGAACTGTTTCCATAGTAGACCGTCTGCTCCACAGTTTGCTCGTGATATCGAGCAAGAGATGCAGGATGTATTTTCCCTGCACGGAAACAAAATTACAAACATTGCCTTTACTGGCATTGGAAAGAATTCTGACTCTTACCCTTGGCATTGTGATACCATGGACGTGTTTTTAGTACAAGTTCTGGCATCCGTTGAAATGCGAGTGGAGGGTCATAATAACGATGAACCATTCTGGTTCAATCCAGGCGACTATGTATGGTTGCCTCGTGGGACTCACCATCAAGTGATACCCCACGACAGTCGGGTCAGTTTTTCCTTCGGGGTCGAAGGGGATCCAGACCCAAGTATTTATTTCTAAATTAGTTTACTTTTAAGATACTGATTTGTATAAATACAGTCGGATATGCCGAATAGGTCGGGTATCCATTTAACTTGCTATTTAATAGGAGAAAACTATGACTAAAACTTTATTTCCACCACAAACTTTTGTAGGTTTTGAACATCTACTAAACGAACTGGACTTCATCGGTAGGAGTTCTCACGACAACTACCCACCCCATAATATAGTAAAGGTCGCAGAGGGAGAATTCCTCATCGAACTTGCTGTGTCTGGGTTTACGAAGGACGAAATAGAAATTGAACAGAAAGAAAGAACCTTGTCGGTTTCTGGAAAACATGAGAAACGTGATAGAGAATATGTCCATCAAGGAATCTCACAAAAACAGTTCAAACGACAATTCCGACTATCCGAGTACGTAGAAGTAAACGGTGCTTCACATGTCGATGGCATCCTGTCAGTCAGTCTGAAGGTTGTCGTGCCAGATGAGAAGCGACCACGAAAAATAAGTATTTCATAAATTTTCGTGGAGGAAAATCATGAACCCAAGCAAAACTGTAAAACGCTTCAGTCGAAGTGAGTCAGTTGGGAATGTGATGTTGTTAGTAGTTACTATGTGTACCATGGCAATTGCTATAGCACCACTTGTCTAATTGACAATTTTGGAGGGGCGCAAGTCCCTCTAATCTTTAGGATATATAATGAGTATGATTGCTTATCAAATTATAATAAAAGACGATCCAGTCTCAGAAGAATACGCACGTATATCACGTGAGTCATTCAAACCTTTAACAGACGCAGGTATCCTTGAGATACGTACGTTCGATGCCATAACACCAGACTCCCCCGAATTCGAAGAACATAAGAGCAGATACGTCTGGGAAAAGTCTTTGATGAAAGGAGATTCAAAACTCTTTGGTGGTAAAGACATCCCCATGCATTCTCTAACAGAGATGGCAGGTATGTGTTCTCACTGGGAACTTATGCGTATGCAATCCGAGACGGATGAGATGTTCCTTGTACTCGAACACGACACTTGGTATAATGGTGGTGACATCGAATACTTCAAGAAACTTATTGAGATGGATGTCCTGTATTTAAACATTGGATTGTTTATGGGGTGTTATGGATTTGAAAAACAGACTGCTCGATACCAATATGAGTTGTTATCAAAACGAGACTTCCCAATCAACTGTGGGCCCTACTGTGTTCTCAATAGATTGTTTCAGACATATACTACAAGATATCTACAACTCGAAGAAATAAAGTATAGGGGAAGGAAAGTAACTGCTGTACACCCATGGCACCATTGTGACACTCTACATCTTGGTTGGGATGTAAGAAAACCATTCAATGAATATGATCCATATAGAGATACGAATGAATGGTATACACCAACAACCCAAGTAATATCAAAACGATTAAAGGTGACTCAAAACCATCATTCATATAGTGATGAGCAACAAAATGAACCTTGGACGAGACATAAATTATTTCATATTGTCCCTTGACATTTGCTGTCTAACCTGTTATAATGGTCACCATGAAAGATAATATTATAGATTACTGTAACAATCCATACAAAGTTCCTATGTTCACTCATAAGGAATGGCAGGAGATACGTGCACGTAATACACATCCAGATGATCAACATACTGGATCAGTTTGGTTTATGGAGCAGGTGAAGGATTATGTCAATAATCACAAACCCCCGTTACCTATCAAGAGACCGACTATAAATGAGATGTCGGACTCATTCAATAAACTATTAAACAGTAACAGTAAGTCCAATCTCAAGAAGAATCTGGATCCTACTACTGTACGTAATAAGTTTGATGAGAAGGTAGAAGTTAAGTATGCTATGTCATGCGGTCATAACTTCAATGATGTGAGCAATCATTTCCACTGTGACAATCGTTACACTTGTGGTCATGCTACCGCCGCATCATCACAGTATGCGTGGGACAATCCATACTCATCAAGATTTCATTCTATGATGTTGTATCTGTTCCGTGAGTTCAAAGGAGAAACCTCTCCGATTGATGAGCAAAAGTATCGTGCTATGTTCAGACTCTCTGGATATGTTGCTACACAGTTCAAACCATCTGTTGCTAAAACTATATACGAGACCGAAGGTGCGAGGAAAGTAATCGACATCTCTTGTGGATGGGGTGACAGACTTGCAGGTTTCTATACATCCAATAATACCTCAGAGTATCTTGGATGTGATCCCAACACTGAATCATATGAGTTATACAAGAAGCAGTGTGTTGCATACGAAGAGTTATTGCAGTCACCATTGTTTCCTGTAGAAACTACCTTCACCGATCATGGTGATTGGTTCGAGGTGACTGGATCTAAGAGGGTACGCATATATAACAAACCTGCCGAAGATATGGACTGGGATAATATATGTGACGGTCAATATGATCTAATGTTTACTTCACCCCCTTATTTTGGAATCGAGAAGTATGCAGAAGGATCTGCATCCGAAGACGATCAGTCTTGGAAAAGATACAACCAGTACGACCAGTGGAGAGACACATTCTTCTATCCTGTTATGGATGCTATGAAGAAGCACTGCAAGAAAGTTATGATTAATATTGTTGACCCTGTGGTTAATGGTAAACGTAATTATATTGAGAAAGATATCATAGACCGATATGGCATAGACTATGTTGTAGGTATGATGATATCCAAGAGACCAAATTCAAGTGACATGTCAGATCACTACAGAGTAGAGGACGATAAGAAGTTAAACTTTATCGAACCAATATACGTAATAAAACCTTGACATTGCCCCACCTATTTGTTATAATGAAACATTATTGAAGGATTACTTATGGATTTTTACACCAACGTTTCTCGTTATGGAAACAACCTACTGGTACGTGGATACCAGAATGGGCAACCTGCCCAACGCAAAGTTCCGTTTGAACCTACCCTATTCATCCCATCTAAAGTTGGTGGATCCTCTATGTCATGGTCTACTCTGGATGGCAACAAGGTAGAAGCAATCCCCTTCGAGAACATGAAGGAGGCAACCGACTTCTACAAAAGATACGAACATGTGAGCAACATGTCTATCTACGGTAACACCAACTACATTGCACAGTACATCCAAGAGCAATACCCCAATGACATCAAGTTCGACAGATCTCTGATCCGTGTAAACAATCTTGATATTGAGGTTGAGTCAGAGAACGGATTCCCCGAACCAGACAAAGCAGAGTATCCTGTCATTAGTATTTGTCTACGACAGAACGATGGCATCTACCGTGTCTGGGGTCTGGAGCACTACGAGAATTCTCGTGACGATGTATTGTTTGTGCAGTGTGATTCTGAGCATGACCTACTATCTAAATTCCTTGAGCACTGGAGACATCACTCTCCAGATGTAATCACTGGTTGGAACGTACGGTTCTTCGATATGCCATACCTAATCAACAGGACTCTCAAGATCCTTGGTGACCAACGTGTCAAGCAATGGTCTCCGTGGGGCAACGTCAAAGAACGCACCCTACTTATGAATGGTAAGCAGAACCAGTTCTATAACATCGAAGGCATCGAGGTACTTGACTACCTTGAAGTCTACAAGAAGTTTACCTACAACCTACAAGCATCCTACAGACTGGATCACATTGCCCACGTAGAACTTGGTGAGAACAAACTCTCGTATGAAGAGCATGGCAACCTGTTCACTCTGTACAAGGAAGACTACCAGAAGTTTATTGACTACAACATCAAGGACGTGGAGTTGGTTCACAAGATCGATGAGAAGTTAGATCTAATTACTCTGGTGCTTACCATGGCATACCGTGGTGGTGTGAACTATACCGACACTCTGGGTACGACTGCTATCTGGGATGCTATCATCTACCGTTTGCTATGTAAGCAGAAGGTTGCAGTACCACCCAAGGTAGAGAAACCCAAGACCCCATATCCAGGCGGTTACGTTAAAGAACCACAGGTTGGATCTCATGACTGGGTTACCTCGTTCGACTTGAACTCCCTATATCCTAACATCATTGTACAATACAACATGTCACCCGAAACTGTCATGGACGGGTTCGTTAACAACGTGAGTGTTGATAAGTTTCTTGATGGATCTGCCACTATGAGTGAAGACGGTTACTCTGTCGCACCTACTGGTGTAAGATTCACACACGCACGTGAGGGTGTTATTCCCACGATCATTAAGAAGTATTACTCAGAACGTAGACTCGTGAAGAATGAGATGCTACGTCTGGAGCAAGAGAACCAAAACAATCCTACTAAAGAACTTGAGTACAAGATCACCTCGTTGAACAATCAGCAGATGGCAATCAAGATTCTTATGAACTCCCTCTATGGTGCACTGGGTAACAAGTACTTCCGTTACTTTGATCAACGTGTGGCAGAGAGTATCACCCTTGCGGGTCAGTTGGCAATCAAGTGGGCAGAACGTGCCGTCAATGATGAGATGCAGACAATTCTCAAGACTGACGAAGACTACGTTGTTGCGATTGACACTGACTCCGTTTACATTCGAATGGGTGCACTGGTTGACCAGTTCAACCCCAAAGATCCAGTTAAGTTTCTTGACAAGATCTGTGCAGACCACTTCGAGAAACTTCTGGTAAAGTCATACGATACTATGGCAAAAGTCACTGGTGCATATGATAACCGTATGGAGATGGGACGTGAGGTGATTGCCTCTCGTGGGATCTGGACTGCCAAGAAGAGATACATTCTCAACGTCCACAACAACGAGGGTGTCCAGTACAAGACCCCCAAGTTAAAGATGATGGGTATCGAAGCAATCAAATCTAGTACACCGCAGGTTGTCCGTAATGCATTCAAGGAAACGTTCGGTATTATCATCAACTCAGATGAGACTGCGACTCAAGCACACATTGCCGACTTCAAGAAAGCATTCAAGAAAATGCCCCCCGAAGATATTTCATTCCCTCGTGGTGTCACCAACATAACCAAGTGGCACAACACCAAGACCGTCTACAGTAAGGGTACCCCGATCCATGTTCGTGGTGCACTCTTGTTTAATAAACAAGTCAAGAAGCAGGGTCTGGGTAAGAGATTCGAACTGGTCAAGAATGGTGACAAGATTAAATTCTGTTATCTCAAACGACCAAACCCATTACAGGAAAACGTGGTGTCATATCCACTGAACATCCCCAAGGAACTGGGACTACACAAATACATTGACTACGATATGATGTTTACTAAATCCTTCCTCGATCCGATCCAAGTAATTCTGGACGCAGTCGGTTGGGACGCAGAACCAGTAGCATCACTGGAGGACTTTTTTGGATAACATTATAGAACAAATGTTTACCAAGGACGAGATAGAAACATATAAGAATATACGAAGATGTCAACAGAATATTGGTAGATATTTAGAAGATTATATAAACACAGGATTGAGTGATAATATCGTCTTTGTTGGTCGTGATAAGAATAGACCCGAAGGTGTAGATTATATTGTAGATGGTGTACCGTGGTCTATAAAAAATGCTTGGAACACCGATAACCACTCTATGAAAAAGTATAGAGAGGATAGAAATATTCTTCATTGGTATAGATTGAATAAAGATAATTCTACTAACTGGCATACTTTTTTTATTAAGGGTCTATCTGAAAATGGTTTTAGAGAATATATGAACGCTGAACCCCAAACAACACTGGAGGACTTCTTTGGATGATAACTTTATGGGGTGAAGAACTGGGTGCAGATGAAACCAGATTATGTATTCACTGTAAGAAAAGAAAACCACTCGAAGAAATGGACGTGGATAGACCACACACTGCACCGCAGGGTAAAGGGTACCGCAACGAATGTAAGGCATGTAGAAGACAGATAAGTAAGGACATTACTAGACTGAAGAAAAACTATGCACACCTAAAACCAACATTGGATGATCACTGTGAAGTATGTGAGAGACAGGGTCATGAATTGATGATAGGACGTAGTCAAGGTACTAGTAAAAGAAAATCACCTTGGGTGTTAGATCACTGTCATGTCACTAACACTTTCCGTGGTTGGATATGTTATGATTGTAATAATGGTTTATCTGGATTTCGTGACAGGAAGGACATCGTAGAACGTGCGGTTAAATACCTTGACAAAACTCAATAGATATGATATAATGCCTCTATGAATTATGAATTAACTATATTTAAAAGTCAGTTCGACAACAAGACCCACAAGACAGTATCCCTGCCTACGTGGGTTGAGTTCGTTAAACTGCTGAAAGGTCTGAGTAATCAGAAAGGAGAGAAAGGTGGAGTGGATAGTAGTCCTCTTATTAGTCCTGCTGTTTTCCAAGACGGTGAGACACGTGCTAATAGATCTGTTAGTCATTGGGGTGGTTGGTGTGCTGTTGATGTGGACGATCATGATTTCACTAATGACGTTGGGACTTTAAAGGAGAAGTTAAGTGAACAATTTTCTGATTTGGACTTTGTTTGTTACAGTACCGCTGGGTCTCGTGCTGAGTTACTTAAATTCCGTCTGGTCTTCCGACTTGACGAAACTGTTGAACAAGATAGAATCAAATCGTTCTGGTTCGCACTTAACACCGAACTCGGTGAGATTGGTGATCCGCAAACGAAAGACCTTGCTCGTATGTACTACGTTCCTGCACAATATCCAAATGCTCTTGATTTTTTCTTTGCTCATTCTGGTGGTAATGCGATAAACGTATCTGAGTTATGTGCGAAGCATCCATACGTGGAGAAAACAGGTAACTCGTTTCTTGATAGACTTCCACCAGAGATGCAGAAAGCAGTAATCGAACATCGTAAGGAAAGTCTAAATAATACCGACTACAAGTGGACATCATATCGTGACTGCCCATTCTTCCCTAAACGTATGGGTATGGAATATAGAGCAATCACAGACACAGGTTGGTACTTAAAGATGTATCAAATTATGGTGGCAATAGCAGGTCACGCAGTAGCAAAGGGATACCCGATCACGGCATCTGAAATTGCAACACTGTGTAAGGAGTTTGACTCTGAGACTGGTAACTGGTATGAGAATCGACCAATCCAGACAGAAGCAGATAGAGCATTGGAATATATTTACAGGAACGGATAATGAGAAAATATTTAATAACAGGTGCGGCGGGATTCATTGGATCTCAACTCGCAAGTAAACTACAGGAAGCAGGTGAAGATGTTGTCGGACTCGACAACTANAACGATCATCTATANGACCCATCTCTAAAAGAGGATAGGGTAATTCATTTTGGTCTGGATGTGAGGAACGTAGATCTAAGAGATGAAAGCAAACTTGCACAACTCCTATCAAAAGAGAAACCCACACACATTGTCCACCTCGCTGCATATGCGGGTGTACGTGACTCGTTCGGTAAAGAGAAAGCATATCATTCCAATAATATTGATGGCACACAAAACTTAATTGATCTATGCAAGGTGCATTGTCCAGAAGTACGTATTGTGTATGCATCAACCTCATGTGTATATGCAGGATCTGAATTACCATGGACTGAAGGTAATGAGGGTGGCAAACAATTGAACCCTTATGGATGGTCTAAGTGGACAAACGAATGTCAGTTCACTGCATCTGGTTTGAATGTTACAGGTCTAAGGTTCTTTACAGTATACGGTGAGTGGGGCAGACCAGACATGGCACTGTTCACATTTACTCAAAATATACTTGACGAACTCCCAATAACAGTGTATAATTATGGTAATATGAAACGTGATTTCACTTACGTGCAAGATATCATTAAGGGAATCGAACTCATATTAGACGAAGATGTCAAGTCTGGAGAGATCTTTAATATTGGACGGGGTCAACAAGTTAATCTCATGGACTTTATTACTGAGATTGAAAAGAACACTGGCAAGAAAGCAATCAAGGATTTGCAACCCAAACATCCTGCGGATACATTAGAGACTTGGAGTAACACTGGTAAATTAGAATCACTGGGTTATCATCCAACTACAAGTATCCCAGAGGGCATTGCAAACTTTTATAAATGGTACAAGGAATATCACGGAGTATAATTATGGCAGATGATTTTGATAAGTTCGTCCCCAAGACAGATGGGGAACCACAACCCGACACAGTAAGTAAAGAGAACCCATTGAAGATGGGTATTGTCGGTCATGGGTTTGTAGGTAAGGCAGTGGAATATGCATTCCATCACCACATGATAGAACACTTCTTAGTTGATCCTAACTATGATACAAACATAGATGACCTTATTAAATGGGATCCATCTATAGTCTTTATATGTGCACCAACACCACAGAATCCTAAGAGTGGATTTGTTGATGCATCTATTGTAGAAGATGCTGTACTGAAACTCATATACAATACGAACGCATTTGTTGTTGTCAAATCAACAGTAACACCAGATATAATCGACAGACTCTATAACTCTGTAGAACCAGAAGATATGGATAGGTTCATTTATAATCCAGAGTTCCTAACTGAGAAGTCTGCATGTGAAGACTTTGTGAATGCTGAACACCATGTGTTCGGTGGCACTGTAAATGCATGTGACGAACTGGCACAACTCTATGACATCTTCTCTCTATGTAAGAGTGACAAGTATTATAAGATGTCTGGATGTGAAGCATCGTTTGTTAAGTATGCCACGAATGCATACCTTGCAACTAAACTCACATTCTTTAATCAGTTGAAAGATCTGGTTGATGGATTTGATTGTAGTTACAATGTGGTCACTCGTGCCATGGGTGCAGATGATCGTATCGGTATCAAACATACAAGAGTCCCAGGCCCAGATAAGAAGAAGGGGTTCGGTGGTGCATGTCTACCCAAAGACACTATGGCACTACTGAAGTTCTCTGAGACAAGGGGTAGTGAAAATACTTTCGATTTATTGGAAAAAGTCTTGACAATCAACGGAAAATATCGTATAATGTATGATATAGATGAACGTGAAAAAGTTAATAATATAACATTTGGAGAAAGTGAATAATATGGGTTTAATGGATAAATTGAAAAAGCAGTCTACTGTAAAGGATACTGCAACACTTGCGACAAGCAAGTTCTTTGGTGTAACGGACATGGTACCAACCGATGTCCCTATGGTAAACGTAGCACTGAGTGGAGATGCGGATGGTGGTGTAACGCCAGGATTAACAGTCCTTGCAGGGCCGTCTAAGCATTTCAAAACTTCGTTCGCATTGCTTATGGCAAGTGCGTACTTAAAACAAAAGAAGGACGCAGTAATGTTGTTCTATGATTCTGAGTTTGGTTCACCGCAATCATACTTCGAAACATTCGGTATTGATACTGAACGTGTATTACACACACCAGTAAAAGATGTCGAGCAGTTAAAGATTGACATTGTCGGTCAACTGGAAAACTTAGAAGCATCCGATGATGTTATCATTGTAATCGACTCTGTCGGTAACCTTGCATCTAAGAAAGAACTGGATGATGCACTTGACGGTAAGTCAGTTGCAGATATGTCACGTGCGAAAGCATTCAAATCATTATTCAGAATGGTAACTCCATACTTGAATATGAAGAAGATCCCATTGATTGCTATCAACCATACCTACAAAGAGATCGGTCTATATCCTAAAGACATCGTATCTGGTGGTACTGGTATCATGTATAGTGCTGATAATGTATGGATCATTGGTCGTAGACAGAACAAGACTGGTACTGAGGTTACGGGTTATGACTTTGTAATCAAGGTAGAGAAGTCTCGATTTGCCAAAGAAAATTCTAAGATACCTATTAGTGTATCGTGGGATGGTGGTGTAGAGAAATGGTCTGGTCTACTGGATGTAGGTCTGGCAGGTGGGTATGTTACTAAACCAAGTAATGGTTGGTATCAACGTGCAGGTACTGAGAATAAAGTCCGTAAAGATGTAACCCTAACTGAAGAGTTCTGGGCACCTATCTTTGCTGAGACAGACTTCAAAGAATTTCTGAAGAAACAATA